CTTCGTCAAGCGACTTGGCCAGGATAAAAACGGGAGCAGCTTTCATAGATTTGGATAAATTCCATGATATTTGGAGTGGTGATATTGTTACTTTGTCACTACCTTTTACTACTTTTAATTCAACAGTAAAGAATCCTGTTTTTCTGTGAAAAATAAGGCAATCAGGGAACCCTGGTGTAGCGTAACTTTCAATGCGATCAACCAGGTAATCTTTGCCTAAATGATTTTTAAATGACTTCCAAAAAAGTGTCTCAGTCTTCAAGTTTATCTTCTATGGACAACACAGTTTGATTGTTTTCTTGTTTAAAACTACCTTCGAACCCTATATCCTTTAATGCTTTCAAAACTTCTTCTCGAGACATACTGTCGATACTACCTGTTCTGATTTCTTTTCGTTCAACATACAATCCCGCAGCTTGACCTCGCAAGCGTTCAGCATTAACAGCAGCACTATAAGACCCATCTTCAAAAGCCTTCTCACGTAATCTAGCCAACTCATTTACATGTTTGTTTAATTTAACCTCATTGGTTTTGTCAATCTCAATTCTTCTCTTAGTTACGGCTTCTACAACCTTTGGATACTTACCTGGATTTAACAACTCAGATGCAGTCACATGAGCTCTATCTGGTTTATATCCTGCTTGCCTCGCACATTCTGTAGGAGTCAATCTACCTTCATTTCTGGTAAATATGTCTACAAACAACTTTTGTTTTTCTGTCAATCCTTCTCCATCTTTTGGATACTTAATAGACATATCTCTGGTATTGGTTGGGTATTGGCTTACAGCGTTTTTATTTTGTTCGTTATTCATTCAAAAAACCTTTATATATAGGGGAAAATTTACTATTTTTAATTATAAAAATCAACATTCGCGCGTACGTTACATGCATTGCCAATACCTTGCCAATACCCTTATTCGTCAATAAAATCAATGGTTTGAGAGCAAAAGTATTACGGTATTGGCATATTCTGACTTTTGTAAAATAAAAAAACTTTTTTAGCAAATTCTCCACTATAGTAATACTACTTGTTACGTAGCACCTCAAAAAATTTCTTTTGCAAGTCATCAATTTGTGATCCTATTGCCCAGCACATTATGGCTATAAACAACTGTAATATTATAATTACTGACAATAGTATTAATTCAATCATTTGTTAAACTCCTTGTTTCTTTGTGTAAATTATCAATCATACTTCTTTCCTCCTCTGTCAAATTAGGTATTCTTTTTATTTCCAACAAAGACACGCTATT